CATACAGCGCCAGCGAATCCAAGTCCTCTTTCAACCTGGCAACGGTCAAGGAGTTGGCCGCATATGTCCTTACGCGCAGATCCCCGCGATAATACATCGACATACGGTCCATCGCGGCCTTGATGCCTTCGTCCGTAAGTTCGGGGATGTTGGTTTTCATTTGGCCCGGCACTATTGTATAATGCCCCGGCGTAGTCTCCATAAATGCGCTATAAGAGGCTGTTTCGCCTTTACGCGAGCATCCGGTAAGGTTTTGCCAAATGCGCCTTAAAACCTGCGATTCCTTCATTTCTAGCGAGATGTGAAGGACGCGCAAACCTTCTTTCAATGCCGTGGTGGAGGTCTTGGTGAGCCACCAGGATTTACCGCGTTTCGGCGGGGCGCCAAATGCCACGAAGTCCTCTCGGGCAAATGTCCCAAGGACCTGTCCCGCATCGCCGGGGAATGAGAATAGGACTTCAGCCTCCTCATTGAACGCGTCACGGATAATGGAGGTGCTTCGCGGGGACAGCATTGATACGGTGGAGCTGTGAATAGGGGCAGGCGCCACATATTGGGCGACCAATGCTTCCCCTCTTGCGGAGTCCCGGACAAGAATTGCCCTGTCCAAGTCATCACGCAGCTTTTTCATCGAGGCAATTTTGAAAAAGTCCAGCGCCTGGGTTTTAATCAAATCCACATTGGTAGGCATCCACGCGTCGCTGATGCTCGAAAGGAACATCCTAACCTCGCGCGAATCCTCCTCACGGAGATATTGGGACTTGTGCAGGTAGATGTCCTCAATGGCGCGTCCCGGCGCTTCGTGGTGGACCTGGAAGTACTCCCAAATCCAGGACGCCACATTCCGACAAACGCCTTCGGAAAATAATTCCGGCTTCCCCATTTCGGCGCATGCCGACATAAGGGGCGTGGACATTATCAGATTGGAGACCAGGCGGCGTTCGCTTTCAACCGCCGCGTTGATTGAAACTACTTCCATCCCTTTGATCCCGTTTCGGTGCTGCCTTGATACTTGCCATCATATTGGGAAGCGGGGTCGCATTCAAAGAAAACCATCTGTGCAATGCGGTCGCCTGCTTCCATCACAAGATCCTCGTCGCCCATATTATAAATGGTGCAGCCGGAGGCGCCGGAGAATCCGGGGTCATAAACACCGGACGAAATGAAAATGCCTTTACGGGACAACGAGCTTCTTACATAAAGCATTGCGGCGGCATTTGCCGGGACGGAAATCTTTTCCGCAATTTCAATGTTCAGAAAGCCGTGTGCCTTGACCGTGATGTTGCTTTTAAGCGTAACGTCCACCCCGCATTGCTGACACTTGGTCCCTTCGGCGGGAATGATGTGGCCGTTTTCGAGAATCTTTTTTGGATTGATAATCATACAATTACTCCAATGTCGTTACTATAATATACGGAAAACCCCGAGGGGTATATGGCGACCCCTCGGGGAACCTCTTTTTGGAGTTGGCCGAATGAACGCGACCATCATAAATATACGCTATGGGCGTTGCCGTTGCACTGCAGGCGTGCAATGACAAATTTTGAATGCCATAGACACCAGCTTCGGGAACGCCTCGCCAGCATCATACAAAGGAGCGCTCATAATGTCGATGATGTCCACGGCGGCTGCGTCGGGGCGGGACATTAAGGTGGATGCGGCTAGCGCCAATGCGGTATGGCGGACACCTTCGGCCGCAACCCCCTTATTCTTCAACTCGCGCAATTGCCTGCCGATCTCGGGCCACATGCCCGGTTGACCATACGCGCCGTAAAGGGCCTTGCAGAATTCAAAGGCTTCCACAGTTTCCGTCTTTTCGGACACGGCTTCCCCGCCGCCCATTGCCTGTTCAAGCAGCTTGAGCGCCTCGCGCGGGCAGCCTTCGCTTTGAAGGACAATCGCCTTGCGTGTTTCGGCATCAAGCACAAAGCTTTCCTTTCCGGCAATGGAATCGATCAGGCAGCCGATTTGAACCTGTGTAAGCGGGCGAAGGTTCCAGGCGGTAAGCCTTGATTTCAATGCCTTGCCAGCGTCCCCGGAAAACAATGCATCCGGATCCGTGGTGCAGAAGAAATAGTAGGTGAATTCCGGCGGCTCTTCCGTAGGCTTGAGCAACGCCTTCTTTGCCGGGGCAAGAATGGAATGCGCCTCGTCCAGGATGAAGACACGCGCCTTCCCGGTAGGCGGACGATACGTGGACAATTCAATCACATCCTTCATTGCGGCGATGCCACGCTCGGTTCCGCAGTTCACTTCCATAATGCCAAGATCATTGGCGCCAAGGATTGTCTTTGCGGCGATACGCGCCAAGCTCGTTTTGCCGCAGCCACGCGGGCCAACAATAACGTGGGAATGTGCGTGATCGGGGTTTTGAAAATGCTTCTCGAATGAAGCAAGGACCTTTTCGTTGCCGACCATTTCTGCTATCGTGGCCGGGCGATATTTTAGATTCAGCATATATGGTTTCCTTGAAAAATACCTTGATATATACGAAAGGGGCGCCAGGTCGTGTACCCCGGTGCCCCTTGTATGTCATGGGAACAATTTTATATACGGGAAGGCGTACAGTTGGTTTCTACTATACGGCGGAACGCCTTGATATTGAATTCAAGCAATTCAGGACTAATAGGCGGAACCTCGCCCATCATCAACTTGATGTTGCTCTTTCTTTCAATGCCATCCTCGCAGTAGCGCCAGCCCTCGGCGGCGGCCGTGACCGGGTTGGAGGTGTCCACCGTCTCGAATCCGACGTGGCGGTATACCGGGGACAAGAATTCCTTTGCGGCATAGGTGCCGAACAGGTGCATCGGGTTGTCCTTCCAGAACGGCATCTTAGAAAGTTTCTCGAGGAACGCGGGGCGCCTCTCCCAAGGTTTCAAAGTCTGGTCATAGCCCTTGGAATCAAACGGGATTGCAATCTTCTTGGTCTTCTCGATCATGAACTTATAGCAATCCGCGAGCGCTTCGAAGGAATCGCCCTGGATGGCGCAGATCGCCGTTCCCGGCAAACCGGGGAACTTTTCAATGAAGCGCTCGTAGGAGGCGATGGTGGCAGGGCCGTCGTGCCTTACATCGGGGACTACATACCACGTCGGTTTCAGGTCCGCAACGATATCGCCGAACGTGTCAAAGATTCCGGCGCCGAGTTCGAACGCGCTGTTGTCCAAAAGGACCTTGCGGCCGAGATCGACGCTTTCCTTATAGAACGCCAGGAAGTCCGGGTCGGTGTAAAGATGGGCAAACGCGTAGTCGTAGTCGTTAAACGCGCGGGACTGTTTGAGGAGGCTTCTAGGAACCTCGTGGGAAATCAAAGGCATAGGCTAGAATTTGTAGGCTAGAACGATACGGTTTCCGCTCGGCAGCGCAATGCGGTTGAAGGCGCGTGCGCCCGAGCTAATGAAGTAATCACGGTGGGAGCCTTTATGGGTGATGATAATGGCGTGGCCGGAAGCATCATCCACTTCGAGTCCCAGGATAGGATCCTTGCACGTATAGGCGTGCTGCCACGGAGTTCTCCCCACCAGGCGATTCGCCCATTGGAGTTCATTCTCGTTTTCAGGATTTACCCTAAAATATATACGGTCCTTGGGAGCATAAACTACACGCATGTTACCATCTCCTTTTATACTTGTCCGCCAGTCCCGCGGCTTCACAATAACTGCATACCGGATGTCCTCCGACAGTTCGGTATGTTTGGCGCTCCTTGCATATAATGCATCTAGGGACGGGGCGCCTAGGTACTTCCTTTACAGGATGAGGCAGCGCAGGGACTAACGATATATCCTCACCCCAACTCAAATGTTGACCTCCCCGCAAAGTGCTTTTCAATGTACGCCTTTACGGGCGCTGCTAATTTTCCATTCGTATCGTTGAAGCATACCACCTTTGACTTTTCAAAGGTCGCCAACTTCTCGGCCGTCGCATCCGGCATCTCAATGTAGCCTTTATGCGGGAAGTTGGGCGAATGGACAGATATGCCGGTATGGTCCTGCCAATAGCGCAGAAGCCAATGATTGTAATTCTTCGCTTCCCGGAATTGGGACATGGTCTTAGAAACCGTAGGCCACACCTTCTCAAGGAACGGAATGACCGCATCGCGCTTATAGCACACCGCCAAATGATTATGAGTGAAATGCGGGCAATCTTTCCCGGACATCTTTGTCACCAGCGCCAGGTCATTGCATACAATGGAGCGGAAGAGGCACGTCGGCTTGAACCGTTCATATCGCACTTCGCGCCAGGTCAGCGGCTTATCTCCCGCCACAAAATCCTTATAGGTGCACGGCGCATTGAAATAGAAATCGTCATTCATCATCAGGAAGAACGGCGTGAGCGTGCGTCCGAATTTATGGAGGAAGCAAAGTTCAATACAGGAGCTGTTGTAGTTCGGGCAAATCCCTTCCGGCATAAATTCGGAATGATAGTGAATCACGATGCGGGGGTTGCGTCTATCCAGCCACGCAGGGATCTGCGATTCGGACTGGAGCAACAGATGGACTGTTCCGGGCGGACCATACTTTTCATAGCCACGCCACCAATAACGGAACATTCCGTAGGAGGCGTAGCGATTGGAAAACAGCTTTAGGAAAAGATCGCGGGCGCGTTGCGTCACGAATTTCTTGCCCTTTGCGGCGAGGAATGTTTCCTGCCACTTGGGGTCGGACGAATCGACAAACGGGAGGACAATATCCAGGTTAGTATTTTCGGCCATTATATCTCCGGCGAGGCGGCTTGCTTCTGGGGACCGGAGGATACTTCGTGCCCGGTCCTTGGCGCATAGGATGGCCCGGTGTTTTGGGCGGGTAGAAATAGCGCGTAATGCGCCATATCACAATCAATATGGCGCACAGCAGCACTATATTAGCGCTAAGAAGGACGATGACAGCACTATTCAGCGGCGCCATCCTCTACCTCGGAAGCACGTTTCTTCTTACGAGATTTCTTTTTCGTCTTGACGGGTGCTTCGGCGCTTTCGTCCGCGGGAATGTTTTCTTCGGGGACAGCCACTTCCGCCACCTTGGTTTCTACGGTTTCTTCAACCTTGGCTTCCACCTTGGTTTCTTCGGCCACTTCTTCCGCCTTGGTTTCCGGCTTGGGGAGCGGCTTTTCTACGGGCTTGGGCGAAGGCTTTGCCGCGGGCTTGGGCGCGGGCTTTGCCGGTTTCACCGCCGGCTTGCGCTGCTTACGGGCTTGCGAGAGGCGGGCGGCCTTCTTCTTTTCGACGAGATCTTTCAAATCTTTGAAATTCATCTTAACTCCTTTGAAAGGGTTGTCTTAATTGTTTTCACGCGCTCGGCAACCGTGCCTGTGAGTTCCTTATATGGAACATTACATTCTTTTGCGAATGCTATCAAGGCTTCGTGCCACTTCATTTGATATTCCGCATCGGTCGAGCGGACACCATTTGCCTGGATTGCAAATTCCCCGGGCTTCGGAATAAACGCATAGTCAATGCGGGCGGCCATACGGCGCAGGCGCCCTTCAAACGACTGCTTCGCCTCGTCCGAAAGGGCGGGGTCCAGCTTCATGTAGGAATAGCAATCGAGGGCGGACCTGTCCAAATAAACAGTGTCTTCCACCGCACTTGCCTGATCGAG